CCATCGTCAAAGGCGAGTTGAATTGCAGTTGCCGCGCTGATGGCAATGGGCGCAAACTCGACAACCGGCGTATAGCCCGCAGGCGGCGTAGTGATGCCCGTGACATACGCAACATCAGCCGCCCGCGTAGCCGATGCGGTCGTGGTGGGGATATAGCTGGTGGGGAAGGCTCCGGCTTCTAGTTGAGCGCCCCAGAGATAAAGGCCGGACGTGCCGTCGCCGGTGTAGACCGTGCTTGAGCCGTTGTAGGTGAACAGCCGCGCGCGGATGGTCGTTTCAGTCCCGGTAGTCGTAACAATGGTGCAGCGGTACCACCCTCCCGCCAAGGCTTGTATGCTGCCTGACGTTGAGGTGAAGGTGCCGTTCGTGCTGATGCCAGAGACAGCGCCCGCGCCAGAAAGAGAGAAGTTGGCCAGAGCCGAATTAGCGAAGCTCCCCGCATCCATGCGGATGTTCAGGTCCCGCGAACCGCTCGACCGCTTTACGTAAACGCAGAATGCGTATGTGGTCGCCGAGGCGGCCTTAACAAGCTGCTGCCTGACGTCGTGTTCGGCGGTGACCGTCGTGCTCTCGGTGATTGTGTCGGCGGTCAGCGTGCCGTCAGGGGCGGCTGTGGAGTCCGCGCTCAGCGTTAGCTCGCTTGAGGTCCACGTGGTCCCGAACTCCTGCGACCGAAGCAGCAGGTTCGTCCGCGCTTCCTCTACCAGCAGCCCCTTGTCCGTAATACGCGGAGCACCAGAGGCGAACGAGGTCAGCGTGCCTGCGACGGTTTCTGCATAGCCCGTGGAGGCGCGGGTGAAGGTCCAGCCGGGAATAGACGACGGAACACCGTAGACCGCACCCGAAAGCTGGTATTGGTTGGTCGTGAAGTTGGAGCCAAACGTAGCGCCCAGGAAGGGCAACGGCACGCCGCTATAGAAAGAGGGGCCGACCCCCGGCCCGATCATTAGACCAGCCCCGAGATTCCGGTCGCCGTGGTCCCGGTCGACCACACGCGCGAGACGCGCACGGGGATCACACCGGCGGGGAAGGTGCAGGTGCGGGTCTGCCCGCTCTCGGTGTTGAACTTCACCGCGCCGCCGACGGCGATCACCAGGGCGCGCGTGTTCACTTCGAGATCGTTCGAATCGTTGGGCGTGATCGGGAAGCAATCTTCGCCCGGCAGGCTCGAGTTGGCTTTGCCTTTGGTGACGGCCATTTCCTACCCCTACGCCGGCGGCCAGGTGTCTTCGATGATCTTCTGCTTGATCGCGTCGATCGCCTCGAGCGCGGCTTCCTTCGACGTGCAGTTGCTGTCGTCGAGGGTCAGCTGCGCAGCCGACGTGCTGATCGAGGATCCAGACGTGGCGGCCACGTCGGTCTTCTTGCCGCCGAGCGGGACGTTGTACTGCTTCTGCGCCAAGGCGGCCTCCTAAAACAAAACCGGCGGGGCGATCCAAGGGCGAACAGGGACCGCCCCGCCGGGCTTCAGCATTGAGCGAGTGAGGCGCCCTAGCCGTTGCTCGCGTAAATGTCGATCACCAGCGTACCGGAGCCGGGCAGGGCCGCGGCGCCGAGCGTCAGATAGATCGGGGTGTGCGCCGTCAGCGCGGTCTGATTGGAGATCGCGGCGGCCAGCCCGAACAGGGTCGGCGTGTTGACGGCGGTGAAGACGGCGGCGGCGCGGTACTGACCGTTGGAGGCGTGGACCGCGTTGGTCCCGATCGCGGCTTCGGCCGAGCCCAGGGTCGCCGACGTGGTGATGATCCCGAAGGCGAAGTAGTCGTTGGGGCGCAGCCGGCAGAGCAGAATGTTGTCGGTGGTCGCCTGCGCGGCCATCGTGATCGTCGCGCGGTGGCGACGCATGCGGCCGCCGACGACCGACCCGTTCGGAATGGTCCGCGGGGTCGACGTGGTGCCGGTCAGTTCAGTGCAGAGAAGGTCGGCCATTTCGGGTGACTCCTGAGAAGCCCAAGTTGCTGGCGGGGATCAGCCCGTGGTGGTGATCTGGACGACGCGAAGCTCTTCGGTGCGCGTCGCGCCGATGGTGGTCTTCGCGTAGACCTGCGTCGAGTAGCGCTTGTCGGGGCGCACGGTGACTTGCGTCTGCACGTCCTGCCACACGCCCAGGTGCATGCCCGACGGCACCCAACAGGGGAGCAGGCGGTTGGAGCCCGACGTCATGACGGTCGAGGCGTCGTAGGACGCCGAGTCCGCCAGTTCGATCGGCACGAAGTTGAAGCCCATGAAGCGCGTCACCATGCCGTCCACCAGGACCGGCTTGGAGTTGTAGTCGAGCGACGCGACCTGGACTTCGTTGAGCAGGCCGTCGTGGTCGGCGGCGGTGATGCCGACGTAGGCCTGTTCGGTTTCGAGATCGACGCCGGCGGCCAGCAGCAGCTTCTTCGCGGCGCGCAGCTTGGCGACGTTCAGGTTCGAGCCGGTGCCGCCGACGTTGACGCCGACGATCTGGCCGGCCGGGAAGGCGGTCGACGTGGTGCCGTTCTCGCCGGTAGCCGACGCAGCGTAGAAGGCCTGCAGGATCTCGTCGTCCTGCGCGCGGCGCATGGACTGCACCCCGTTCATGACGTAGCTCGACTGCGGGTCGATCAGCATGCGCAGCTTGTCCTGATCGTCGATCAGGTCGGCCCACTCGTAGTCGTTGGGGTAGACCCAACGGGCGTCGGAGGGGGTCGAGATCAGCGGCGTGTCGGAGTGGCGCGCCAGGTTCTTGACCGGCTTGACCTTGCCGATCTGCTCGACGGCCTTGGCGCCCTTGCCGGTGTACCGGCCCTGCGACACCTTATCGAGCAGCTTGCCGCCCTTTTGCTGAAGCAGCAGCTGGACGTTGTTGGCGTAGGCCTGAACGAAGTGAGTAGCAACCTGGTAGGACACAGCGCCCCTCCGAGAAATGAGGTTTGGCGCTAGTTGTCCGTCACCCCCGACGGGCCAGCATTGGGGAGGGTGAAAACCCTACCCCTCCGCTATGTGTAAGCCTATGTGCTACCTGCCGTCAAGCCGTCGGGTACGCGATTTTCAGAAGCTTCTCCATTTCGTCGATCGCGGGCTGGCGGACCATCGGGTTCGGCGACAGGAAGCGCGCCTGGAAAGCGTCATCCTTGTTCAGCGCCTCGATCTTCGTGATCGCGGTGGCCTGCGTTTCGCGGAACTGGCCGGGAGATCCCTGCTCGCCGGGCTTCGGCGCTTCCATTTCGGCGTACTGCTTGCCGAACTCGGCGAAGGCTTTCAGCATCGGACCCGTGCCGATCGCGAGCTCGATCCGGTTCAGGGCGTCGCCGTCGAGCCCCACGGCGGCGGCGGCCCGGCGGCCGGCTTCGAGATTACCTTCGTACTTGTCCGCCCACTCGGCTTGCAGGTCGGCGACCTGCTTGGCGCTATCGGCCTGAAACTGTTCGACCTTCGCCTTTTCCGCGGCCCCGACCGCTTCGATCAGACGGCCCGCGTAGTACTTCGGTACTTCGGCCGCCTTGAACAGTTCGGCCGCCTGCTCGAAGGGCGCGGGGTCCAGCCCTTCGGGGGCGACGATCCCGTAGTCCTTGGCTTCCTTGGGGACCATCGCCTCGCCCACCTTGCCGAAGAACGCCGCGATCTCTTCGTCCTTCGCGTCGGCCTTGGGCCGGATCAGCACACGGCCTTGCGCAATGTCGTCGCCGCGCTCGAGCCCGACAAATTTCGCAAGCGCAGCGTGGCTCTCGAGCACGTCACCGACGCTCTTCCAGCCCTTCGCGGCGACGCTCTTCAGGTGCTCTTCGGGCACTTCGAAGGCGTCGAACTTGATCGGGCCGGTCGCGATCTGGCCGTCGCTTTCAGTGACCGCCGGCGTCTCGACGACCGCGGTGGCCGCTTCGGCAACCGGGGTAATCAGAGCCGCGCCGGGCGTTTCGATGTTGTCAGCCATTGTCGTCTTCTCTCAGGTTTACGACCGTGTACGGGTCGAGTTGGAGCAGCTTCACGAAGTGATCCCAAATCTCGCGCCGGGCGGCCAGGGCCGCGACGGCAAGGGGGTCGATTCCGTTTTGCGTCGAGGGAAGCTGCGGTTTCCCAACGCGGCATAGCTTCTTCAGTTCGGCGGCGAGCACGCGCGCGTCGGCGTTCAGGTGGCCCCGGCCGTCAAACAGCACGCGGCGCGCGGCGACCTGCTTGCGCGCGAAGACGCTCTGCCCGCTCATCCGATATCCGGGGCGTGGTTGCGCGCGTGCTCGGCGCGCAGGAACCCGATAATCGTTCCGCACCCTTGGCCCAGGAGCTTGAGCACCGGCCCGTCAGCGTGGTCGCGCCCGACGTTGCAATGCACCGTGCCGTCGTGCTCGACATAGATCACGCCGTACGCGCGCATCTGGCCCTTCTCCCACCGCTCTGCGGCTTCGTGAAGGGGTGTGGCTTCGGAAGACCGGAGCGGTTTGCCGTCCTTGTCGACCAGCATCAGAGCACGGGCCCAAGCTCGACGACCTTGCCGGCGAGCGTGCTCTCGAGCGAAGAGCAGCCGGCCATGATCTTCCCGTACTGCTGCTGCGCATCGACCTGCGTGTTCGCGCCGACGTCGTAGCTGCAGTCGACCCGGCCGTCGGGATAGACGACGATCAAGCCGAAGCTCTGAATGTGGTCTTTCTCGAAGAGGGACGCCGCTTCGTGAAGCTTGGAACTGTGGCGCCGATCGAATTCAGACGGCTTCGCCGTCACGCCGTTAAGCAGAAGTCTCTTGTTCATGTTTCGCCCTTTTAGAAGTTCGCTGCGGTCGCCGCGTTCCCCGCTTCCACCATCGTCTTCGCCGTCTCGGCCGCCACGGGGGCGGCTTCGAGAAGTTGCTGCGCCTGCAGCTGCTGTTGCTCGGCCTGCTCGAGCGCGGCCAGTTCATCCGACGTGTTGAACATGGTCAGCGGCGCGCCGTTGATCTCGCCGAGCATGCGCAGGGTGCGCGTGCCGTTGATGCTCTTCAGGATGCTCGGATCGTACTGCGCCACGGACGTCGCCGCCTCGAGCGTGCGCATGATGCCGACGCCCTCTTCGGAGCGCTGCAGGCGCGCCAGGGGCGAAATGTAGTCGACGCTGACGCCGCCGGTGGCGCGCATCGCTTCGGGCACCGGGCCCAGGTAGCGCTCGATCACGCCCGACGCGGTGAGAATGTCGATCTCGCGCGCGATGCACGGGCCGAGGAATTCGCTCTGCTGGCGGCCCATCGTCGGGGCGAGCAGCGCGCCCTTTTCCTGCGCGCGCAGCAGCGCTTCGGTCGCCGTCATTTCGGGCGTCTCGACCAGGATCTGGAACAGGGTGACGAGGAAGCCGCGGTTGACGGCCATGCGGCGTTGGTTCTCGCTCTCGAGCGCGTAGCGCGGGTCGCCGGTCGGCGCCATGCTGCGCGCCAGAAGCTGGCCCTGCTCGTTGACGTAGCCGGCGTTCACGGCGCCGGGGCGCATGGTGAAGGGGTTGAGGCTGTCGACGTCGGCCGTAACCCACATCGGATCGACGACCTGCTCGCCGTAGCGCAGCCCGGTCTTCGACATGGCCTGCAGCGTCTTGTTGTCGCCGAGCGTATCCCAGGCCGGCGAGCGCCCGTAGACTTCCCGGGCGGCGGTGACGTAGCGCGACGTCGGGTAGGGCCAGCGGCGGTAGCCACCTTCGCGCAGCTTCAGCTTGCCCTCGATCGAGACTTCGCAGGCGTAGTAGGCCATGCCGCGCCAGGTCTTGTCGTTACCCTTGCGGTCTTCGTTCGGCATGGTCGAGTGCAGGAATTCGAATTCCTTCTCGGGCTCGCGGGTCAGGCACTTGCGGATCGCTTCGGGCAGGGCGTCTTCGCCGAAGCGCTGCGACGCCTGCCGGGCCGTCATGGAGTA